TACTGCGTCCTTATCGCTTAAGTCGTGAGTTTCACCCGCTTCTAGGTGAACGCCGCCGACTGCGGTTGATCGTGTAATTAATACTTCCATAAGAAAAAAGGGGGGCAATAAAGCCCCCGCGATTTATTAAGTAGTTACGTCTAAGCAGGCAGCAAACGCTGAAGCTTGTCTTACGGCAACGTCGATTGTAGTTATCGCACGAACTGAAGTTAACGCCTTACTAAAGTCATCTGAATCAGTACCGATTTCGATTTCTAAGCCATTACCCCAAACGCCTAGAGCAACTTGTGAGAAGTCACCGAAGATAACAGCAGAACAAGAGCCAGAAGTTGAACCCTTAGTTAAATTGCTAGGTACGTTTGTAGAAACGCCAATTGGATAACCATTTATTACCCCCGGAGTAGCACCGCGACCTATACCGCTTGGATCTGTATTCCATAAGAAGGAACCATTACCAGCCGCAGAACCAGCCGCCCTAAGTTGCTTCAATGCTGAAAGAACTTTTGGGTTGGTGGCATAAGCCATTGATGCGCCACCAGCATTATCAACTAAAACTTCTTCTTCTAGGTTGATGAGTGTTTCAAGTGTGATAGCACCTCCATTCGTGCCAATCGCGACACTGCCGATCCCTGAAGTTCCTGTAATACCTGTTGGCTGTCCAGATGAACCAGAACCAGCAATTACAGCGGCATCAATTCCAACGTTGATAGTGTCGGTTAGGTCACGTCTGACAAGCTCTTCAATTCCGGGTGTTGCTTGTAGAAGTGTTTGACGAGAGAACTTACTTAAGGCTGCGTAGTTCTTAGGAGCCATTGTCACCTGATCAAAAGTAGATTCAGATTGTGTAATAGCTGTTGTCTCAGAACTCAACCAATAACCTGTAGAAGTTCCAGAACGTCTAGGAATTGCAACGTCACCAACAAGGCCGGGAAGTGTTCTTATTCCTAATGAACCTGTAATTGTGTTCGCTCTTAAAGCCTCGATGAAATCATCAGCTAAAAGGTCAGTTGCTACAAGGTTGCCTCCAGTTGTTGCGCCGGAAGTAACGTATGTTGCTCTTTTTGCTAATGCAGAATAAGGAATTAAGAAACTACGGTCAGCAGATCTCTTTACACCTGAACGCTCAACTTCTTGTGAAAGCTCACGAACTAAACCAGCTTCTCTAGATGACCAATCACCTGTAAGAACAGCCTTAATACCAGCGGCTATGCTATAGCGCTCTTCTGTCTTAGCGTCCATTTCCACAGGGGAAACAGTTTCAACAGGCTTAGATTGAATCTTTTCTAATGCAAGCTTTCTAGCTTCTTCAATACTTGTACCTTTTCCAATAAGAGTTTCTTTTAACTCTTCGCCTAATCCATGTGCATTACATAGACCGCTAATTTCTCTAATACGGTTGCGCTCTTCAGAAGCCGCCTTTTTAGAGGCTTCCTCACGCACCACGCTTAAATCGGGTGTGCTTGTCATCTGAGTTTTAGATTCAGGTTTACTAGTTTGTGGCGCGCCAGAAGACGCAACGGCGCTTTCACGCTGTTCTTGCATATTACTTGATTCTTGCTTCGGAGGCATATTAGTTTCAAGTTTCTCTTCTTTTGCTCTGCCAACGCCTACCGAGAAATCAGCCGGAACACTAACAATCGAAACTTCCGCAGGCGTCCAATTCATCACCCTATATGCACTTTCGCCTTCTTCTTCTGTCTTATTAACGGAATAACCTACTGATACGTTTTTATATATGCCATCACGAACCATTTCTAAAGTTTCTTTTCCTAAAGCGTTATTTGCAAAACGAACTTGAACCCTTCCTTGTCTCTTATCTTTATCTAACCAACCGCGTTCTACTACTCCTATTACTGAATCAGTCGAATGATTTAAAAGTAAAGGAGCCGAAGAATTTAAACGTGCAAAATCAATAGAGCCTTCTCTATGGTCGAGAATTTCTTCACCCATCAACCCACGGTTTACAGGCTTTTCACTACTAAAAGGAAATTCAATCGAACGCTCATCATCACTAACTTTAAATTCAACGGGTTCGGATCGGTGTTGAATCTGCGCCTCTAAATCACGTTGTTTCTTCTTTGTCATCGGATTGATTGTTACTATTTCCGCTTATCTTACTGTCTTTTTGATACGTAGACATATCAGTGTCAAATACTAACCCTAATTGTTGAGCGGCTAGCACCTCGGCCTGTCTTGCTGGAAGTAGTTCCTCCAGATCACCCCCGTTTTCACTGACAATTTGCGATTGTGTTTTTAGTCCCGCTCGAATTGCCTCTTTCGCAGCAACAATTTCTTTTTGAGGGTCGATCCAATCCCAACCGCGAGGAATCCAACGCACCTTTCTATATCGCTCTGGTTCGGTGTCGTATGACGGTAAAACCAAAGCCCCGCTTAAGGTTGCCATTTCTAACCATGCGTCAAAAACCCGACTATGGAAATTTTCTATTAGGTAAGTTTGAAGTGAACGGTAATGATTGCGATCTTCTAAAAGAGATAAACGGGAAGAACTGTAATTTGTCTTACTGAAATCTTTAGAAACTGATTCGTAGGAAATTCCACACCCTGACGCAACACTTCTCAGCATTGCCGACATAAATTCAGGGAACTCGCTATTAGGTGAATCAAAATCTGGAACCGTCACGGATTCGCCGGCTTGAAGATAGGAAAATTTTCCGGGTGTGAACTCTGAAACGCGATCACCGTCATAAACCTCGCCGCCTTGATCTAGTTCACCTTCGGGGCTGGTAATAAATCCCATTAACGAACTTGCCGCCCTTGCTCTAATAACTGACGCCTCTTGGAAACCTGCTAAATGATGCAAAGACAAGATAGAAGAACTTAACCACGGTTCCCCTCTTGACTGGCTGGGCCTATTGCTAACAAAGATATGACATATTTCACTAGCTGGAACAATCATGTGTTCCCGTTGTCCTACAGGAGTACCAAAGGGGGTGTCGCCGGGGTGTTTCTTTAAAAACGCATATTGAACAGCTCTACCAAACTCATTCTGTTCTATTCCCATCCGCCAAGTATTCTTTTTCTTAGAACTGCGGCCTGTGTAATCACTATCTAATTGATCGGCTTCTAATAGCTCTAACGCAAAAGGAATATTGGAACGTCCAAAAGGTTTTCTAACAAATCGAACAAATATTTCACCATCAGTTACTAACGAGCGAACAATGACTTTTTCAATATCTGCGAAACATAATCTTCCGGCGGTATGACAAGAATCGTACCGTTTCCAATTACTCCAAGCTTGCTCAATTTGATTATTAATTTTTGTATCGAGGCGTTTACCCCGTTGTTGTCTCACTTGCGCTTGCAGTTTTATTCCATGCGCTCCAATTGTGTTGCTTTCTATCGCTCTTACTGCCTGACGAGCAAACGGACTATTTCTTACTAAGTCCCTCGACTTATATCTAAGGGGAGCAATCGCACCTTTTAAAGCAGCATCAGCCGAAGAATTACTAACAGACCAATTAGAAGTAAGGCGGCTAGAAGTTGCAGCATCGTAACCTCTCCTTCTTCTAGGTAACACCGTTGGGTTTGATGGTTCTGAGGTGAACAATCCTTTCCAAGCATTTACAAGACCCATGATTTTTTAAAAACGAACAAAGAGTGAATGAGGATTACCAAGACCATTAGCGATCATGTTGGCTTTGCGTTCTCTGACGACTTCGGCTTTTAGTTGACTTTCTCTTGCTCTTAATTCTGGTAGATCTATTCTTTTAAATGTGCGCCCGCCAATTGAATATTCTTTTGCTTTATCTGAAATTATCGAACGAATAGCAGCGGTTACGTTATCTAAATCTATTTGCGCTTGTGTTCTGCCATCAAATGCGCCGGGTGTGCCCGTATAAGTTAACTGCGCTTTTACTTCAACTTGTCCCTCGTAAAGGGTTACTTCGTCACCTGATTTAACGGCGCGGATCTGATAAAACCACGTTCCGGCATCCATTGTTGAACTAGAAGCCTGCGGTATAACAAATTCCCAACCGTCGGTAAAATCCGTTCCAACAATTGCTTTTGCTTCCCCAGAAGCGTTAAACCTTAAATACGCCGTACATGTGTAATCGGCATTAGTAACGCTTTCATTAAGCCAATTAACACCGGCAGGGATACGCCAGCGGATAGTATCGCCAGCTCTAAAAAGACTAGGAATCATTTGAAATCACCATTGGTTGACATACCCCTGCTTATGCGTAGTGCTATTCCGTAAGTTTAGCTTGTTTTTGCCACTTGAATTAGTCGGATTTAAGAGCTTATTAGTAAAAATTTGGAAGAATTTAGACCTCGGATAGCGTTGATAAAGATGATTAAGGGCAGAATAGGCGTAAACGGCACAATCCAACGCCTCAACATTCTGATTTTTCTTTTGGACATATTGGGTACCCCTACCGCTTTTCTTTAAAACCTTTTTTTCTCCTGTTAATTGTTTAAAATATTCCTCTGTAGTCTGCGCGTGAAAATGTAATTTATTATTGAACTTAAGCCTACTATACAACACATCTTTAATAGTGTCAGTTCCTACCGAATAAACAACAACACCGCCTTTAATTGGTCTACCTTTATAGTTCAAATCAACCCTAGAACCGCGCCCGATTGCTGGCTGTCCTGATTGACTACTACCCTTGATACCTATAACGCCCGACCCTTTTCTAGCCCTGCAATAGTTATAAACAGAGTTGGTTGCAAGTCCACCAGTATCTATCGCGCAACATTCAATTTTTAATTTACCGCCGTTTGGATGTTCCCATTCAGAAGTCAAAAGAATATCGACACCATCCCAAACCGTCCCTTGATTTGGATCGCCATAAATAACATCATGCTGGATTAAATACATGTGTTCCTCGGCAGCTATTCCCCACGTTGAAACCTCAATACGTTCATCTTTTGTTCCTCCGCCACCTTGAACATCAACCCCTTGAACTAAACAAACAACATCTTCCGGTATTGTTCCCGGTAAATATTTTTCGCACTTCTCTAACATCTCTTCCGCTGATAATTGCGATTGATATGACTCGTCGAAGGTTTCAGCCATTCGGGTATTAACCCACGTTTTAAACAAAGGAGCATCATCCTTAGACCTTAAAAATTCCTCTACAATTTCGGGCCAAGTCAACCAACCCGCCGGACTATATAAAGAACTCATTTGAAAACCTGCCGTCTTTCTTGTCATTGGTTTCTCAGCCCTCCATTCACCTTGTCTAAGCATGGAAGTTTTATGTGATTCGTCGAATCTTTCCCCGCAATGTGAACATTCATATTCAGCCGTACTTGCATCGCGGTTTTCCCATTTCATTTGCGACCAAACAAGAGTTTGATATTCTCCACAACAAGGCGCTTTAACCCAATATTTCCGCATATCAGAAGCTAAATATTCATTTTCAACCCGACTAAAATCTTTTGTTGTTGGTGTACTTGTCATCAATATCTTTTTCCTGCTGAAAGTTGAAGTTCTTTTAATTGCTAATTCACAAGGATCACCTTCACTTACTCCCCCAGAAGTGGATGCATCCGCAGGGTATGAATCTATTTCATCGAGAAATAAATAACGAACGGGGGCGCTACGCAAACCAGCGGGTGAATTACTACCTGTCAACATCAATATCCCATTTGGGTACTCTTTTATGAACATCGAATTACTCGCGTCCCTTGATCGTTGCGGTGCAATCTTCGCTTTGATTACTGGCGTTTCTTCAAAAGCAGGTTCAAGCCTTTGACGGCTCATTCTTTTCACCATGTCTAAAGACGCGGCAACGCAAAGAACAGGAGCAGGGCAATGATCAATCGTATAAAGCAAAAAGTTAATTCCGCATTCCGTTTTTCCTGTTTGAGCTCCAAACATCATTACAACTCTTTCAACATCCGTATTCGTCACGCCTAAACAATCCATCGGCTCTTTTAAATAAGGCGTTCGGTCTGTCCTCCACGGCCCCGGCTCGCTTGAACCTTTTGAGCTTAATTTTCGGTGCGCGTTGCTCCAAGCGCTAACCGTCATTGGTGGCGGCGGAATAATGCCCTCTAAAAATCCTTTCTGAAACGGGTTCATGCTGCCTCTACAAAACTTTCTAGACAAGAATGAATCTCTTTCCTCAATACCCCATCAATTGCCGTTGCATCCGTTTCACTCGCAAATAAATTACTAACCCGATCAGGCAGAGTTAAAAACGCTTCACGAATACCAACAGCTAATTCAAAACTTTTCTTCTCAACTTCCTTTGCACTGATTAATTCTTTCTTTTGTTGCGCGACTTGAATCCTTGCTAATTCCGCTTTATAAAATTCGTTTTTCGCACGTGAAACATTGAAATCTGGTATTTGATCAGGTGACATCTCATCAACCTGTTTCTTTAATTCCTTCTTTGTCTGAGCAGGTAAATTATTAATCTTTGGTACTGAGTTTTTCTCCCATAATTCAACTGCTAAATCTTTGTTAAGTAGTTCCCGCCCGTTCACCTTAACAATTGCGTCTTTTAAAATTCCCGTTTGCCTTCTCTGCGAAACCGCTGATCTACTAACGCCTTTCAGCTTTGCTAAATCTGCAAAAGTAATAAACATTCCCTCGACTTGTTAAGCAATACGTCTTCATAGTAAAGCAAACTGCGAAGTTGTTAAGGTCGGCCAAATTTGTACGCTAAAAAAATTTCGAGCCTTTGGATGACCA